TAACTGTTTGGTTTCGTTATGACGACGACAAGAACCCCAATCCTTCTGCTTGGCTCGCAGGGATTCTTGATGAGGTAGAGGACAGTGCTAATGTAGAAGATGTATCTGTTCGTAAGTTAGAAAGATATAATGTAGAGACCGATAAGTGGGAAAAGGTTGATACAAAGTGACTCAAGTTTGGTGTTTGGCATCTGCGTTCAAGGCGATTTCCTCTCTGTTATCGCCAATGTCCCCTGATTCCGTCACCATAGACATAGTGAACCAGCGTAAGGATAAAGGTCAGGTAATCCGACCTCCAAAAAGCAGGTAGTTTATGTCGCACCTGAGCAAGTGTAAAAACTGCTCACCTAACTACAGAAAGGAATTACCGTGGGTGAGATGTTCATAAGTGTAGGCGAAAAATTAGATTTTTGTGATTACTGTAATCAGCAGGGTTCTGTTAGTGGTGGTGAATACACTAGGGACAGTTATGGTGAGATAATGATTTTCAAGTGTTTCAACTGTCTTGTAAAAGAAGGCAGACGTAGGTGACATTTTAGGGATTTGACACTATTGTATGCTCAACGTACTAAACAAAATTAGGAGTAATACAATGACTGAAGAAATCCGTAACCGTGCTCAACGTGCTCGTAACGTAGCACTTACCCGTTTAAGCAAGATGCACATAGAAGATTATCGTCGTTTGTATAAAGAAGAAGCGACTGCTCTTGGTATCAAGGTTCACCCAGATAAGAGCGAGAGAATTGCTCGTTTGCAAGCGGAAGTAGAGCGTTTGACTACTGAGTAAGTAACTTTGCTGTAACATAATCACATAATGAAAACTAAACTAAGTCCAGAGTTACAAGCATTGGTTGTAGAAGCCCTGAACAGTGGTAACTACATAGAGACTGCTGCTGCTTATGCTGGTATTCACGAGGCAACAATCTATCGTTGGTTAGAGCGTGGGCGTATTGAACGTGCTCGTTTGTCTGATGATGATGATGCTAAACCAGACCCAGAGGAAACTCCATACCGCGAGTTCTGCGAGGCAGTAGAAAAGACCAGAGCAAATGCAGAAGTGCGCTCGCTCGCGTTGATTCAGAAAGCCGCTATGGACGGAACTTGGCAAGCGTCTGCTTGGTATCTTGAACGCTCGTATCCTCGTAAGTGGGGACGTTTTGAGAGAACTGAAATCACAGGTGCTAATGGTGCTCCATTGTCTGTGGTTGTAAGTGTAGATGAACTTGAATCTAAGTTAAATCAGGTTATTGCTATACGTGAGAAAGATAAGCCAAAAGCAATCACGTCTGTAAAAAAGGTTGCACCTAAGAAGAAAGCCGTTGCTAAGCCTAAACCTAAATCCAGTTAGGAGCGTTTGTGGCTAACGCTAATCCAGTAGAACGTTTATTGAACTTACCGCGTGAGGACAGATTAAAAATCTATCCGTCGCTCAATCCTCAAGAGCGGTATGCCCTAAAGAATCTGCTTGAGAATGAGATTAGCAATCCGTGGCTTCGTTTTGAAGATGACCCAGTTGGTTTTGTAACGCTTGGCTTAAAAGAGAACGTATGGTCAAAGCAACGTGAAATCTTAGAAAGTGTACGTGATAATAAACGTACTGCTGTCCCTGCTTGTCACGCTCCTGGAAAGTCGCATATTGCCGCACGTATTGTTGCTTGGTGGATTTCAGTTCACCCAGTAGGCACGGCTCAGGTTGTAACTACTGCTACCACTTTCCGTCAGGTCAGAAACATCTTGTGGCAACAGATTCGTAGAGTCCACGAACGTCATAATCTCGCTGGTGAAGTCTTCACAGTGGAATGGAAGATAGATAACAACATTGTTGGTTATGGTTTCGGTGGTGGTACAAGTGATGAATCTGTAGTACAGGGAATCCACGCTCCTCACTTACTTGTTATTGTTGATGAGGCTGGTGGTATAAATGAAACGCTTGGTAGGTCACTAGAGGCACTTATGACTGGTGGTCACACACGTCTGCTACTGCTCGGTAACCCACCTACAGACCAAGAGGGTTCATTCTTTGAGAGAGCCTGTCATTCAGATTTGTATAACGTAATTCCGATTTCTGCATATAACACTCCTAACTTCACTGGTGAAGATGCTGGCTTCTGCTCATCTTGTCCACCTTCCGTTCCGCAGCACCCAGTTACAGACCACCTTGTTGATAAGACTTGGGTAGATGACGTTATCTCTGAGTTTGGTGAGGACTCTGCTTTCGTAGAGGCTCGTGTATTTGCTCGCTTCCCTACCAGTACAACAAATAAAGTTATTCCGTTGTCGTGGGCTGAAATGTCAATGGAGAACGAAGACGTTTTGGGTGGTGAAGCAATTAGTATCGGTGTAGACGTAGCGTCTGACGGTGGTGATGAGTTCGCTATAGCGTGGGCTGACGGTGGTAGGTGCTCGTTGCGTCATAACAGTTCTGGTGCTGCTAACGCAAACGCTGTAGATGTTGCAGGTGTAGTGTTACAACAAATTAAATCTGCTGAGGCGTTACACCGTGACCGTGGCGTAACAAGCCGTGTCCGAGTGAAGATTGACGTTATTGGTGTTGGCTGGGGTGTCAGGTCAGTGCTTGACCGTTGGCGAGATGAGGGGCGACATAACTCCGAGATAATTCCTGTAAGCGTTGGTGAACGTGCTAGTGATGCTGCAAAGTTTGGTAACCAGCGTGCCGAGATGTGGTGGAACGCTCGTTCGTTGTTACAACCTCAGCGTGTTGAAGATGGCGTACGTCAGGAGATTCGTCTTGACTTAGACCGCAAGACGTTAGCGCAGTTGTCAGCACCGACGTATAAATCAGATTCAAGTGGTCGTATTGTCATTGAGAAAAAACTAGAGATGAAACGTCGTGGTATGACTTCGCCTGACAGAGCAGAGGCAGTGTTGTTAGCCCTGTACACCCCACCGAAGTACAGAAACTCCACACCTATAGCCCCACTGTCCTTCACGCAGCCTAACGGCTGGAATCTCTAGCGGTAATACCGAAGGAAGCAAAACGGGGGTCGTCCCTGTTAAACGGTCTTCTAGGGCTGTTAACGCCTCACGCCTCATAAGGCTCTAAACGCTCTACGGAGCATTGAAGTTATCTCCGTCACATTTGTTGAAACACGCCCACCGTCGGCTAGACACAGGCTCAGCGTTGGTGGCAATGTTTTATTCGTAAGGGAAACCCACACCCCCCTTACGAGGAGATGAAAATGTTTGATAAGAACTGTGACCACATCTGGTCAAAAGATTCTGTAGCACCACTGCTTGTCCTTATCACCTGTGAGAACTGCAAGTTCTCGTACCTGACTAACAAGGAGAGCGTAGAATGTTAAATCCAACTGTAATTGAACTTGGTAGTGCCGATTCAGTCGTAATCACTCGCAACGGAAAAGTTGTTGGCTTCGTTGAAGTCAAGCGTGATGCAAGAGAAAACTTCATTGAACTGCTTGCCAACCCTGTTGCTGTCTATGACAACTGGTTCAAGCCAGATGCAGAAAGAGTGTCCCACTCGTTTGCAACTACAGGCGCAACTGAGGTTGCTTCTGTTGAAGACCTCGCGTCAGCCGAGAACTTCATTCGCTTTATGACAAAGGTGAGTGCGTAATGGCTGAGAAAACCTACGAGTGTTTATCGTGCAAGGCATTGTCCAGCGAAGCGTTCAATGACCCGTACTTCAGAAAGCGTTTTGGGAAAGTGTGCCTCTGGTGCGCTGACCTGACAATTGACACCACCAGATATTTGGGAATGAGCCGTATGGCTGATGCAGAGATGGGAGATTTGTAATGACGCAATTCCAGAAAGAGCAACGAGAGGCTGTTCTTCAAGCGTCTGACTTGTTAAGGCACAATCAGTCCAGTCTTGGCACGCAAGGTGAGTGGTATGTCGCCCTACTGCTGAGGATTATCGGCGAACACCCAACGTTGATGGACTCAACTGTTGATGCTGACGAGAACCTTCAGAACTGTGTTAATGAACTCGTTGACACTATTGTAATAAGAGATTTATCTGGTAATGTAAGTGCTAACTCAACCACTATGAGAGGAAACTGAAATGGGATACACGCACTACTGGCGTCAACCAGAAATGGTAGATGCTGACAAGTTCGCCGCGTTCACAAAGAACGTTGCGTTGATTATCAAAACCGCAGATGACGCTGGCATACCGCTTGGTGATTCATCTGGTCAAGGTACGCCTGAAGTAACAGATTCAGTAATTGCGCTGAATGGTTTTGCTAACTTCGGCTACGAGTCATTCATTCTTGAGAATGGTGAAGAGTTCTCGTTCTGCAAGACTGGTCAGCGTCCTTACGACGCTGTAGTCACAGCCATTCTTATCCAGTTGAAGCGTGAACTTGGTGATGCTTTTACTGTCACATCTGATGGCTCTTGGTTGCACTGGCTAGAAGGCAGAAATCTTTA